AATACGTAAGCTAATTAACGATATAGAAGTAGCAAACATATTACTACCCAGCAAACAACTAATGGCTGAAATGTATAATGAATTATCTGCTTATACCTATAAAATAAACGCTAGTGGAACACTAACATTTAGTCATCCAAACAACGGGCATGATGATTGTGTTATGGCTTTAATGTTAGCCAACTTAGCACGTAATGAAATATTTGGAAATAGTGGAAAACATATCTACATTGGACAAGGTATTAAACCAAGATTCCAGTAAAAAAAACGCCGGCGGGTAGAGATAGCGCCGGCGCTCAAAAAATGTGAAACCAAAAAGCCCATGACAGCTAAAACACATTTTTTAATGATAACAACAACTATTAATATAATAACAAAACTACAATTCGCATAATTTATTTTAAAAAAATTTATATTTATTTGTATATGGAATATTTTAGCATAAAAGACTACACAACTTGGTTTAGTATAGCCGAGGATGCTTCACCAAATGATCGAATGATCGAATTTATGATGTATTATTTAGATAAAAATGAGGATGAAATTAGACAAATGTCCCCTAATGAATTATTTAAACAATACGATGATGTCTCTAAATTATTAGAATCAACAATAGATTCTACGTTTTATCCGTTTATAGAAATAGATAATAAATTATATGGTTATATCGATTTATCTAAAATGACACTTGGTGAATATGTTGACATAGAAAAATATTCTAAAAACGTTAACGAAAATATGGGTGAACTAATGTCAATATTATATCGCCCAGTTATATCACATAAATTTGAATCCTTAAAATTCGAAGTAGCTAACACATTTAATGTTTATCGCAATAAACTAACCAACTTTTACGATTATTACGAATTAGAAGAATATAACTATGCTAACTCAGCTACAAATATTAGCAAAATAGAAAAATTACCTATTGCCTTTGCTCGAGGAGCTATTAGTTTTTTTTTGCTTCAAACAAGCTCTGTAGGAACAAGTACAAATCTCTATTCATCCCACAAACCGAAGGAGATAATAAAAATGATGAAGGAATCGATACAATCGCAAGTGACAGAGAACGATATGGAGAGCATTGGGGATGGTTTGCGTCAATTTGCTACTTATCTACAACTCCCATCCTTAACATCACAGGCGACAAAAGGATCACAGATCTCAATTACATCTTTGTCCTCAATTGGCTCGCTCATGAGAGGGACCTTAACAGAATTAAAGCGCAAGAAATTAAACAACAAGAACAAATTAACAAACACAGATACAAAATTAAATAACAATGTGCAATTGCAACAATCAAACAACTAAAACTATGGAAAATACATTTGAAACAAGACAAGCAATCAAAAAATGGTTAGACGCTGGTTACGCTGCTGACAGAGTAGCTGCAATATTAGTAGTACAATACGACTTAGTAGTAGATGTACAACAAAATGGAGTAGGTGAAGAACCACAATTTGAATATATTGAAGAAACTATTAAAAATGAGGAGGGCGAAGTATTAGCGCATACTACACGCCGTTCTCGTAAATCGACACCTCCCGTGATTAACGAAAGCGACGCAAGTATAACCGAGTAAAAACGTAAAAAAAACGCAAATAAATGCTCACATACTATCAAGTCGTAAATGTATTTCAAAGCGCAAGCTTAGGACACGCCAGTATTAATACTTTTGCTGAAGGAGATTTAGATAATTTAGATTCAAATTCACAAAACGTAGTATATCCCTATATATTTCTTAGACCTATCTCAAGCCCTGGAATGAACATAAATCAAAATGGGGTAAGCGGAACAAGAACACTTACTTTTGAATTATATAGTTTAGATGTTCCCTCGCTTGATGAATCAAACAGATTAACAATCATGTCCAACACCGAACAATTTATATACGATATTATTAGTTATATTAACAGAGGAGATTATCAACAAGTACGATGGTGTACTTTAAATAGTATTACTCCTGTAAATGAAGCTTTTAATGACAGAGTGTTTGGATGGATAGCAGTTGTTAACTTTAACGGACCAGGTGTATTAGATTTTTGTGCTTACCCTCCCGCTTAAATAATAAATCATGGGCTATATAAACTGGAAAAATTTAGAACCTGCTCTTGAGCAATTAGCTGATGACTTTGTTCAATTTGCTATTGCTGAATTAAGAAGTAATGGCTCATATAATACAGGACGATTAGCCCGTTCTATTCAATTATTAACTCCAAAAGAATCAGCTAATAAAATATCAGTTGGGGTGAGTATGTTAGAATATGGTTTTTATGTTGATAGTGGAGCAAAACGTGGTAGAGGTAAACAACCCCCTATTCGTCCTATACTTGAGTGGATTAAACAAAAAAGTATTACACCACAACGTAAAATTACTCAAGTACAATTAGCTTATATAATAGCAAGAACTATAGGAGCTAAAGGACAACGATTTAGAAAAGCTAAACCTTTTATAAACTCCAGTTTACGTAATGCTGTAAATGCTAACATACAAAATATTGCTTTTAAAGGAGCAGTTGATATAGTTAAACGAATAAAACAGGATTTTGCAAAACAAAAATTTAGTAAAACAAAATAATGGCACTTTCAATTGGAACAGAACCAAATTACTTACAAGTAAGTAATAACAATATAATATATGGATTAACTTCAAACTCCAGTTCAAGAGATAACTTCAAAGTAGTATGCGACATATTTCTTAGTGGTACGGCTACTCGAATACAACGATTAAAACAACCAGTTAATCCAAATGGAGTAGCTGTATTTGATATAGGAAATGTATTAGCAAATTATGTTTATGAAGGTACTCCGTCTACTTCAACCTTAGCTTTTAGCACAGCAAATACAGAAAATAGACGATTTGTAGTTTTATTTGGTGAAGAATATGGTTCGTCCTCTCTTGCTATATTTAATGGATATCAAAATGCTACTACAGGTTCCCCTGCTTTTAGTGGTAGTTCTGCTAGTGCTAACAGATCATTATATAATAATGTATTTGCGGGAACTGCAGACCCAAATAATAAATCAAATTGGAATTTTGTTTCTTCTACTAAATGGTTTCCTTCTACTCCTACTCCTTATCCTGCTTCTACTAATCCTAATTTTAGTAGAAATGTTTGTTTAACTAATATGCCCCGTAGTGGTTCAAATTCAAAAATTTATATTAGGAATGGTGAATTTTTGAGCATATCAGCTTTACAAGGTAATGAAAATCAACCTAGTAATACTACTTCTGCACAGGATATTCACACACTTCGTATTCGAATATTTAATTCAGCAGGTACTTTATTATCAACTAACAGTTTTGTTAATTATACTAATACTGGAGGGGGACCAAGAGCAGCGTTTTCAGCTCAATGGGGTACAGCAGCAACTCAAACTTTTTTAAATGCTAGTGATGGAAACAAATTTGGGATAATAACGGTTAATGTAGGACCAGGTAATTTACCTGCTCTTTATACTTCTACATGGGATCATGCTATTATTGAATTACACCCACAAAACAACAGTTTTAATCCTAATACTGGCGCAATTTGGGATTCATTTGTATTATATAGACAAGATGATACTTGTGGATACCCAGGTGTAAGATTTGCTTGGAAAAATGTATTTGGGGTATATGATTATTATACTTTTAGTTTACAATCAGATTCAAATTGGAGTATAGAAAAACCACAAGCAGAGCAAGTATTTGTTCCCTATAATACCACTTTAGCTACTGTAAGTTATAGTAAACAAAGAAAAGGTATAAAACACTATTATAATGAACCTACTCAAACTCTAACAGCAAATACAGATTGGATAGATACAGCTACTTCGTTGTGGTTAAGAGAATTATTTTTTAGTCCAAACGTATATTATTGGGATTCATCAAACAATGCTTGGTTACCTTGTATAATTACCTCAACTGAAGTAGCAGATAAAACAAATTTAAGAACTCAAGCTTTATTCCAATATTTTATAGAATTTCAACCTTCAAATCAACCAAATCCAAGGGTAGCAATTTAATATGTTTAATGATACTATAATACGATTACTTAAACCAAGCGGTTCGTCAACTCAATACTGCGATTTTACTGTTAAAGATACTAATTTATCTGCTACAATTTCAAATATTGAGAATACTGATATAGGTTCGTTATTTGGTTTAGGAACAAATGAATTTGTATTACAAGATTTAGATACTAGAGATGTAGTACCAAGTGTAGGATTACTGAGTGGTTCGTCGTTTATTTTTCCACAATGGATGATTGATGCTAATGATGCTCAGTCAAATGTGGGTCTCACAAACAGAAAAGTATTAGATAATGTAAATTCAAATACAGGACAAATATTATATAGAAGCTTGTATAATGGCTCTACTTTTGATAATAATGGCACTAAAAGAAAAATAACAGGTATTTGGGATAATGGCAATAATAATTCGATAGGTAAGTGGTATTTCCCTAAAGATGATGCTACAATAGATTTTATGGGGATAAGCAATGATGCTTTTTCAAATATTCAACCTGATAGAACAACAGGATTTATTTTATCTACTACTTTTTTAGTACCAACACAAACCCTTCCATCAGCTCTCAAATTACCAATTTATAATGTAGGTTCTCCTGCTGATGCAACTGGATGGGGGATATTTGGAAATTATTTAGGAGAATTACAATTTAGATATGGAAGTACCTATACATCTTTTTCAGATGTTCTCTATTTTGATAAAACGATAAATGTAACTTTAGTTTGGTTAGCAAGTACCAATCAATTTCGTTTTTATATTAATGGTGAATTTACAACTGATTTATTAATTCCAACTGCTTTTACTAATGATGATTTAACCTTTGCTTTTGGAGCTGTAGATACTTCAACCAATGAATCTACCGAAATGTATTTATTAAATCACTCTAAACACCAAATTAGAACTTTAGGAATAAGTACAACTCAAGCAGATATTTGGGCTAAACAATTAGCTTATTCATTACTTAGCATACCATATACTCCAGTAGAAAGAACAACCGCAGATACGTTTTTTGGCGAATTAGGTAAATTTGGTGCTGTATCAAAAACTGATATTACTAAACACTACCCCGCAACTATACTTTATAAAGGAAATCAATTATTTCAAGGTAGTTTATATGTTAACAAAATAATAACTGATTTAAAAGGAAATACTGAATACACCTGCGTTTTAACTGATATTAACAATAGCTTAAAAAAATCCTTAGAAGCACTTACAATCAAAAATTTAGATTGGACAGATTATGATCATACTTTTACATATGGCAATATTACGGGTAGTTGGGATAATTTATTAAAAGGTGGTGATATAATTTATCCTCATGTTGCTTATGGAGCTCCTACAAATGATACTACTGCTCCTAACTATCAATTTAGCCTATTATCAGATGACGTAACTAAGGCTGGATTTGATGTTAATAAAAGATCTTTACGCCACATTGATTTTAAGCCTGCTATTAGAACTAAAGTTATATTAGATAAAATGTTTGATAAAGTTGGAGCACAATATACTTCTAGCTTTTTAACTTCTGCTCCTTTTACTAATACTTTTGTTTTACCAAGCGCTAATACTAATTTAGGACCTGTACCTGATTATCCTATTAGAAATACTTGTGAAGTATATCAAAATACAGGGTTTGATACTTTACCTCCTTCATTACCAAGTTCTCCTGCTTATTTTGATGTAACCGCAGATACTAATGTATATGTTTCTACCTATTTCAATTTTGCTACAAATACTTTTACAATACCAGATACAGGTTATTATGATATTAATGTTTTTCTTAATTATTTTATAGACAATGCTGATACTAATCCTTGCCAAATTGCTACTCGAATATTAAAAAACGGAGTTGAACTTGCTGGCTCAGTTCAAGTACATTCAATTCAAGGATACACATTACCCTTAGTATTATACGGTTTACGAGGTGTATTTTTCACCGCCGGTACTGCAATTAGGATACAACACGCTTTTATTGATGCTAATGCTTCGTCTCTAAAAGAAGCATATACGATTACTGTACAGGATATAACAGCAGGTACATACCCTAATGCTCAAGGTGCTACTTTTTTGACAGTAACTACTGGACAACAATCAAATGTTGGATTTAATGTTAATATAGGGCAACA